CGTTATAGATGAAGTATGATATGCGCTTATCTTGTTTGGCTGCGATTCTGATCTGGTCAGCCATATAAGGTGCGAGGCTGTCGGATGACTCCAACCGAGCATTAAGATCAAGACCACTGACCCACCCAAACTCGTCTGGATTATGATCCGATTTTCTGGCGGAGTGACGGCTATCGCCCAACCACCCATCACTGGCAGTACGCCTATCTGGAAACCAGGTATCAACTTGATCTCTTAACTGCACACCAGCTGCACATAGTTTGGGTTTCATTACTCAGGTCTTTTAGATATTGGTTGTAAACCTTCAACCAAACCATCAAAATGTTCTTGCTCAACCCAAGCGGAATAACTGCCATCAGGTGTTAATTGTGCATCTGTATATTCTGTTGAAATGCCATCAGGTAATGGAATACCTAATTGCTCTTTAATTTGTGCGTGCCATATATTAAACGCTTCAACCGTTTCAAATCTTGCCCACATTACGGAGTACCCCACTTTGCTTTTAAATAAGATGCGTTTAAATCAATATCGCCTGAACTTAGTTGTGAACCATAAAGCAAGATTTCTGCTATATCACCACTAAAAGCATAATTTTGGTCAGCAGGTAAAAAATTGCCAATGATGTTGTAATTACCGCTATAAATAGTAGATGTAAAATTTCCACCAGTTGTTGAATTTTGTAATGCAACGCTAGTGTTATCAATTCTAATTGCCCTACCAGTTGATGAATTTTTGTCAAATGAAATTACATGCCCACCTGAACTTATGTCTGCTGCGTTATATGCAACACCAAAATTTTGTCCGCCATCTGTTCCATTCCAACTGATTCTTTCATCTGTATATGCGCCACTATAACCACCAGCAACAATACCTGCATTTGGCGGACTAGCATCTGCTTGGGTTGAATAAAATATGGGAGCGAAACCAGTTGCCGCTGTTATTGCAGTTGAACGATTGATAACTATAAATAATGTATAAGCTCCTGTAGCAATTTTAGTTCCTAGATTTAACGCTTTAGTTGCACCACCGCTAAATCTAACTACTGCCTTGCCATTTAACACACCTGTTTCTCTAGTTGGTTGTTTTGAAACTGTGCCCTGTGTTGCGTTGTTACTACCACCATTATCATCCCATTGTGAAACTATATTGCTTGAACTATAAGTAAATGCAGTTGCATCATTAGCGTCTAACCAAAACGAATAACCCGCAACAGGTGAAGTTGGTGCTGGTGGCGCACCAGTTGATAAGGTACCTGAGATTATGTTAAGCAATTCCGCCCACCACATACCAAGCATTTGCGGCTGTCTTTATACAAACTGCCGATTTGTATTGTGCAATAGTTGGGGATGCAGCTGTAGCGCCAGCACTTAATACTGTAGTTGTACCTGATGTAACTGCGCTAATTGTCAAAAGACCAGCACCTATATTTAATACTGTAATAACTGTGCCTACTGCAAAATTATATGTAGCATCGGTAGGCAACTTAAATGCAATAGCAGTTGCTTTATTCATCTGCACTAATTGTTGGTATTCATCACCACTAGCAGCTGTGTAATCGGCTGTTTTAGCAGTTTGTACTGTGAAGGCTGGTAGTCCATTCCACATAGCGGAAGTAACTACGTCACCAGTATTGCCTGGAAAAGTTGGCATTATATCTCCTTAATAAGATAAGACGTTCTGACCTAAGACCCCGTAATCTACGTTGCCTAGTATAAACCCATCTATGACAGGTTCTAGCGTTGTAAACACTGTCCTAAAGGAATTAGGTGTAATCGTGTTTGCCACGCCAAAAATCTGCAGGGTTTTCTCGAGCTGAGATCCCCCTGGCTGGGTTGTAATAACTGTTATCGGATCAAAGAAATCTAGGTCTAAAGCAGCGATAATGCCTGCGTTATAATTAGCGGTGTATAGATCAAGCTCAATAGCATCGCATCGGATAGTAGTCTCGGCTCTAGATGCCACATAAGCACGAGCATAATTTAGGGCTACTGCATCAGTCTGCATTAGTAGATCCTGCAGGTTATATGAATGAATAAAGTATTTGTCAATAGAAGGCTGATTGATAGCTGTCTGTACTGAGCCACCTAAACGGCTAACCTGAGCTGAATTGAAGATTAAGGTGTCATCTAATTTCCACATAGCATTGGCATAAGGAATGCCTGTGCCATCATCGGCAAAGATTGTAGGTGTGCCACCTATTGATGCAGTAGCAGTCAAACGATCCTTAAATACAAACTCTCCATTAAAATCAACATAGATAGCGCCATACTCAGAATCGGCTACAGTGACCATAGCGCCTAAAGATGTGCGTGCCGTGCCTGGGTCTGCCTGTAATGTAGTTTGACCTGCATCTATTTGACGCATTGTGGCTGGCCAGGCAATTTGATCTAGTATCTTATTAATACGTGTACCTGATAAGTCGCCAGCACTAGCACCTGTAACTGTACTAATTTGTGCATTTTGCGCTAGGCGCATCGCATCAACCCCAGTAATAGTTGTATAGGCAACCTCTGTTGCATCTTTAGGTTGAGTGTTTACATAAGATGTAATAAAGCCTGAAAAGATTGGATAAGTAGTGCCATTGTAGTTAGCAGTTATCTGCACTTTCTTCATTGGTGTCAATAATCCATAGTAAGGCCCAGTAGGATTAGTAGGATTGAAGTCGCCATTTTGATCTACTATGCGTAAGGTAAGTTGGCCAGTTTGAAATTGATCTACTAAAGCACTACGGCCTGTAGATGTTTTAATTAGATTTACCTTGTCAGATACATCAACAATCACGGCTACAGAATCAGCTAATACGTTTGTGCCTAGTATGCCAATATCTAGCTGCATGGCTTGTGCCGTGCTAGGCCCAGTTGAAAAGTTAATTATCGCATTGATTGTTGGTACAGCCATTATAAGATAGTTCCTGCTGGTACTAACTTATTGCCATATTTAAGATTTACTAATACTAATTCACCAATAGCGTTAATAAGTTTATCGCCACTAGCGTTTGGATCAAGGGTTAATGTAGCTGTAGTTTGTGCAGTAGCAGCGGCAGTAGCAGCGGTCTGTGCGCCCATATTAGTTACACCTTGTGGCAGTCTGGCAAACTCATCTGGTGCTATTTGATTACGGCCTCGGCCAGTTAATTCTCCTAAAGAGTTAAACAGCGCTGGCATACCACTAGCCAAGAAATTTAAAGCACCTGCAGCTGTAGTGGCAGAAGTAGCCAAAGCGTTAGCAGCGGCTACAGCGCCTAACTCAGCATTATATTTCTTTGCTAAAACTTCATTATTATCAAGGATTGCTAGCTGTGCTTTAAGCCGTAATTTAGTTTCTTCATCGGTTGCTTGGTTAAGCGCCAGGGTTAAGCCTATGCGCTCTACATCAAATTTATCTTTAAGTTTATCTACTTCGGATTTAGCCTTTGATGCTGCAGTTTCTTTCTTTTTTGCAGTAGTCAAATCTTTAGATGCTTTAGATTCTAAGCGTAATTGTTGTAAGTAAATACGGCTAGATGATCTGCCTTGTGCATTAGATGGTGCAGTTTGGGCTCTTTGTGCTGCGCCTATTTCGGAGAATCCTGCAAGGTAAGCACCTAGTACCGGGATATTCTTTACATCAAATAATGCACCACCGACTTTAGTATTACCAATTTCTTTAAGTTTGCTAATTAAAACGCCTACACCCAAGATTGCATCTGCAGTGCTTTGTGCAAAGTTATCCATTAGGTCTGTAGCTGTGCTAATGCTTGTGTCTTTACCTAATAAAGCAAGGGCATCTAATAAACCTTTACCTATTGTCTCCTGGGCATCTGCAGCAGCAACATTAAGCAGACCCATCTTGCCTGCATAAGTATCTAATCTAGCCGCTGCTTGGCCTGCAAACTTCTTATTAAGTTCGCCCATGATCTTATCCATGTCGCCAGTTTTAAGTGTGGCCTTACTTATGCCTGCACCTAATCTGCTTAATCCTGTGGTGTTACCACTAAAGCCACGTGTTAGAGCTGCGCTTACTTCTGAAAGAGATTTGCCTGTGGCTGCGCTTATGTTTAACGCTGTCTGTAATGCATCTTGGCTTCTAGTTATAGATCCTGTAGCTGTAAGTAATTGCTGGAATGCTGGGCGTAGTTCATCATCTAATACGCCTGATAATCTTTGTAAGTTGCCTATGTAGTTTTCTACACCAGGTGCGCTAAATTGAAACCCTGTATTTTTAAGCTGTACTTCTAAAGACTTAGCGGCCTTCTCATCGGCCATAAATGCAGATACGGCCTTCTTGCTAAATTGAAATAATTTCTGTGCTGCAAAAACACTGGCAAAGGTTTTGCCTAGCTTCTGCACTTGTTGGTCAAATACAGATATTTCTTTTTTGCCTTTTTTGAGTGCCTTGCCATTAAAAGTGGCTAAGGCCGAGACGACTATATTGGCCATTATGCGACCCTCTTTTGCTGTGTGGTTTTATTAAAGTGCGTAGCAGTAGCATTAATTGCTTTTTGTATTGCTTCATAAATTCTAGGACTATCTTCTGCCCAAGCCTTGTAAACCAGACGGCCTTTAGTTTTCCGACCACCACCTCGCATGCCTGCGATCTTTGGTTGAGATGTTACTTTAGGCAAAGCAGCTATAAACTGTTGGCTAGCGAATGCGTTATTAGATCCAAACTCACTAAATGCTTTACTTCTAGGGGCTTTTAATGTGTATGTGCCGCCATCACCTTTAGATGTTCTAAACTCAAATGGCGCTCTACCCTGTGGATTTAAGCGACCTGCTACCTCATAAATTGCGCCAGGGCGACTAGCATTGTAAACAAAGTTGTAAACTTTAAAACCATTAGAAAATGTTTTATTTGAGCCAGGGTTATATCCAATACCCGCTTTGGCTATGCCTGCATCATATTTTGGAAACTTGCCAGTCCCTGTGCCAGCCTTTGTCCAGCCTGACAATACGTCTGTGTTTGCTGGTACAAATCCTTTAGCCTTGCTAGCAACCCCACGCATAAGAGGGTCTACAGCTGCTACGACACGCCTGCGCATATCTATATCAATAAAGTTTAGACCTTGCAGGACATCTTTAACGCCTACGACCTCTACTGGCATTTTTGATCTCCTTGGCTCTATCTGTCAATACCTGGATTATTGCTAGATACATTTCGGTATCCATATCAATAAACTCTCTAGGCGGTATTCCAGTCTCTACTGCTAATTGGGCAATAGTGTAAACAATAGAATTCCGCTCAGTTATTTTTTTCCTTCGTCTAATACCTCGACAGTTTCTAAGCTGTCTACAAATTCATCAAACGACAAAGATACCTGACCGCCAGCCCTGCGTAAACATTCCCAAGCTAACCAAAATATATCTGTTTGCTTTTCGTCTTCACGCAAGGCTTTGCTAATTCCCATACCTCTTTTTAACTCGAAAGCCATTTCGACACCTGGTGTGATCTTGTGTTCAGATACTTCACCATTAGCCCTTGTTATCTTTAGCTTTGCCATTGTTACTCCTTAGTTAGAATGCCACCGATGGGGACACTGTTACTGCGGAGTTTACTGTAAAGGACAGACTGCTGCTTGCAATTTCTGAAACGCCGCCTTGGCCTATTGGGCTTAGGTTATTTACCAAAATTGAGAATTGATAGGTTGGGTTTGCAGCTGATACTGCAGTGCCTTTAACAGTGATTACTGATACTGCCAAAGTTTGTCCAAAGGCTGCATTTAATGTCTGCATTACTTGGCTTGTTGCCCACTCATTAAGGATGTCGATAGAAAATGTGGCAGATTGCAAACCAGCTACATATCGATGTGAAACATCGCCCATGCTGCTGACCTCAAGTTCGTCTACGATCTGATTGATTACAGCGTTAGTTACATAAGCGCTGATATCGATTGAAGGTACAGTAGGTGCAGCAGCGGTAGCCAACTTAACACCAACGTTATTATTTAAATAGATTGCCATTGTTATTCCTCATCTTTCTTTGTTTGTGCAGTTGGTTTTGGTGCGTCTTGAATTTGGCCTGTCTTTTTTAAGAAGGCTAAGTCTTCTTCGTGTGTACTCATTTTAACTCCAGCTCGTTAGGATTGATACAGTTATTTCTGATGTTAATAAATCTCCACTAGCTGCATTAGTTATAGCTGGAGCGGAGACACTTGATATGTTGTAAACCAGGGTCGATGCCGCTAGTTTAGTTAC